TCGAAAGCGATTTTGTCCCATTTTGGTATAACACGATTGCGCCAAACGGTAATCAAGTCATCAATGGCATTGAGTTTGATAAAATCGGAAATCGTGCGGCGTATTGGATGCACAAATCCCATCCGCAAGAAATCAATTTTGATAGTGATGTGACCTTAGTTCGCGTGCCTGCCAGTGAAATCATCCATCATTTTATTCCCGACTTAGGGCGGATTGGTCAACAACGCGGTGTGCCAACAGGTGTGCAATCACTTGTGCCATTGCGTGTGTGGGCAACATTTGACGATAACGAATCAGAAAAAGCCGCCTCACAAGCGGGTTATTTAATGATGGTTCGACGCGCTACACCATCCGCCGAACAATTAGAACAAAAAGCAAATCTTTTACGCGAAGAAAATCGTAACAAAAATTCTGTTACGTCAACGGATGTAGATGTTAATCAGTATAATGTAGGCGAAATCTCTTTAGAACCTAACACGGTTCAAGTTTTAGGAGATGACGAAGATGTAACTTTCGCGCCATCGTATGATAGTCGTGGCGGTGATAGTTTTAGGTATAATGCAGGATTACGCGCCTCGTCAGGACTTGGTGTTTCTTACGCACAAATGACGGGCGATTGGAGCAAAACAAACGACCGCGTGTTACGATTTGCTGCGAATAACGACCGACGAATTATCAAGCAGCGTTTGGCGTTATTTACCATTCCTCAAGTTTGCCAAGGCATTTGGAAATGGTTGATTGATGCAGCGGTTTTAGATGGTTTGATAAAAGTTACGGATTATCGCCGTAATCGTCGTAAGTATTTGCGTTGTGATTGGATTCCCGAAGCGTGGGCTTACATCCATCCTGTTCAAGATGTTCAGTCAAAAATATTACTCAAAGATAATGGTTATATCGACAAAGACACGCAAGTAAGAGAAATGAACGGCAATCCATTACAAATTGACCAACAACGTGCTGCAATTATGAAGCGCGAAAAAGAATTAGGGCTTGATGTAATTAGCTTAATGAATGATGTTAATAAAACAAAGGTGATAAAATGAAAGAGGATGAAAAAATGATAAGATGGAATGGGATGCTTATTCCGTCCGATTCTCCATGCTTACAAGTTTCTAAAGATTATATCGACAATTCAAACTATGTAAATTGTGATGATGCGTTCTGCCCAGAAGAATTCCAAGAATCTTATTTCGATACTCGTGGATTAGTGGATTAGATAAATAAATGGCTTCTATCGCGGTGCAGTTTAAACTAAAAGACAATTATGGCGGCGGTGTTATTATCGGTGAAAAATTCGACACCATTGAAACAATAGCCGCTATTTTAAATGAAAAATATGGCGATAAAATTGACACCGTGGTTGTATTAAATGAAATTTCAGAATCCATAGTTAATTGAGCAAACAAATGAACCCACTAAAAACCCTTAATCGCATATTTAATCGCGGTGCAACTGCACCCGTCGCGGCGTTACTTTATTCTAACGTCTACAATCAACCGCTTTGCATTGAGCCAATTTCGGCACAGGCAATTATTGACGGTTATTTGCATGGCTCGGCAATGCCGGAATCAAAAAAACCACGTTGCGATGATGGCATGGAATACGGTGAATATGATGATAGTCGCATCGTATCATTTATCGGTAGCTCGATTGCCGTGATTGATATTTATGGCGCATTAACCGCAAAGCCAACAGGCGGCGATATGTGCAGTGCCGCGCCAATTTCGTATGAAGAAATTTCGTTTGAAATGAAACGCCTCATGAGTGATTCCAATATCGACGTGATTATCGGTGATTTTGGAACGTGCGGCGGTCAAGCCATGAATATGTGCGATACGTCCGACTTGATTTATTTAATGCGCGGACAAGGAAAACGCTTAATCGCAATGGTTGGTGTTCAAGCCGCAAGCGCAGGGTATGGTTTAGCGAGTGCATTTGAAGAAATTTGGGTAACTCGAACAGCTGTTGCGGGTTCAATCGGTACTTATGTTTGCTTACCGAATGTTCAAGAGCATAACAAAATGGAAGGTTTTTCCTTCACCTACATTTCAAGTGATGCACACAAACTCGATGGAAACCCTGACCAGCCACTATCCGACTCGGCTAAAAAATTCTTTGCGGATGATGTTTTATCCATCGACAAAACTTTCAAAGAAACGGTGGCGCGTAATTTAGGCGTGCCCGTCCAAAAAATCTACGATATGCAAGCAAAATGGTATCGCGGCGAAGAAGCAGTAAAAATGGGATTGGCTCACAAGGTCGGTACATTTGATGAATTGATTGAATCACTTTTAACAACACAACAAGAGGTAAGTATGGGAACGCAAGAAAACGATAAAGGTGCAATCGCACAATTATCTGAAACCGTTGCGACAATCGCGCAACAAATGAGTGCATTAACTGGAGTAGTCCAGTCATTAGCAGAACAGCCAAAATTACAAGCCACCGCAACCGAAATAACAGGGTTATGTACAGCGGCAGGTATTCCGAATTCAAGTGCAATGGCAGGTTTATTGATTAGCAAGGGCGTAACGGTTGATGAAGCTCGTGCGGCATTACAAAGCCATGATGTTGATCAGTCACAAAAGGTAAATATCGATGGGTTTTTGCCAGCAAATAACAAACAAGAATCAAAACCTGTTGGAAAAGAACTGAAATCGCCGTCAGAAAACGCCAAAAATCGAACTTTCTTAGAATAGGGTAGTAAATTATGACAATTTATACAGAAACAAATCATGCCTTAGAGTTCATTTTAGAATCCGAGGGAAAATCATTTGACGTTGGCACGATTGCAAGCGGTCAAAATTTATTGAGTGGCGCGGTGTTAGGTCGTCAAGTCGTAAATTCAACAGCAACAGCAAGTGCAGTCACAGGCACAGGTGTTTTAACCATTACCGTTGGTGCATTGGGTAAAAACGCCATGCTTGGAACTTATACCGCAACATGTATTACAGCGGGGGCATCGGCGGTTTATGAATTTGAAACATCAACGGGTCAGCAATTACAGCAAGATTTAACCGTTGGCGGTGGCGCGACAAACATTGATGACCATTTCACGATTACCGCTGTAAATAGCAATAACTCAGTTGTCGGTGATAAATTCACGGTCACAGTCGCCAGCGCAACAACGCAATCAATTACAGCAAGCGCGGTAACGGGTACTGGTAACGGTACAATTACGGCTGGTGCAATTGGTGGTTTGGCAAAAAGTGGTATTTATCGCGCTCAATGTACGGCTGTTGCGGCAAATGCGGGGACGTTTTCATTTTACGAACCATTAACAGATGAATTTATTGCGGACGTAACGGTTGGTGGTGGATCTACTTCGGTCGGAAATCACTTTGCGATTACTATTGCGGACGGTTCAGCCGATTTTATTGCAGGTGATTATTTCACTGTCACGATTGTGTTACCACCCCCAAAATATGTAGCGCATGATGCAAGCGCAACAGATGGGTCACAAAATGCCATTGCGATTTTATGTTATGACACCAACGCAACATCCGCCGATGCCACGGCAACTGTTTTGGCTCGTGATGCGTCAGTTTATGATAGAAAATTGATTTGGAAAACAGGTATTACTGCTGCACAAAAAACAGCCGCCCTACAATCGCTCGAATCAAAGTTGATTACTGTTCGAGCTTAACTACAACGCCCGTCGTGATGATGGGCTTTCCCAATAAAGCAGGAGCTTTAAAATGGCTGACGTTTTTTCAGGATTTGAAGATTTATTTACAGTCAATTCTTTATCGCAAAGCATTATCGAATTGCCTTACGTTCCAACTACGATTGCAAAATCAAACATTTTTGTACCCGAATCAATCACGACAACGACCGTAATTCTTGAAAGTGACGGCTTAACGATTGGTTTGGTTGAGGCTTCACCGCGTGGTTCTCAAGGTCAAGTTGTTGGCGAACAAAACAATCGTAAAGCAACACCGTTTGTTGTCCCTCATTTAGCGGAATATGGCTCGATTCTGGCAGATTCTGTGCAAGGAATTCGCAAATTTGGCTCAACAACAGAAACAAAATCGGTGCAAGAAGCTATTAACAAGAAGTTAGCTATTATGCGTCGCCAGTTAGATTACACGATTGAATCGTATATGCTGGATGCAATTCGCGGTTTTTATCGAGATGTAAATGGTACGGCAATAAGCCTATTTACATTGTTTGGAAAAAAACAAAAAACCATTGCAATCGATTTTACCAGTGCTACGACAAAACCACGCGTTGAGTTTTTAAAAGTTACCGTCGCCATTGAAGAAGCTCTGGGTGATACGATTTCTACGGGAACTATCATTTATTATGGCAAAAAAAAATGGGAAGAATTCATCGGAAACAGTGAGGTTGAAAAGCTATACATTAACTATGAAGCCGCAAGCCAACTGCGGGGTGATGCTAGAAAGCCATTTTGGTTCGGGGATGTTTGGCATGAGCGATACCGTGGAAGCGGCTTAGTTAAAATTGACGATGACGAAGCTTACGCCGTGCCACAAGGTGTGCCAGAAATGTTTAAACTTTTCCAAGCACCCGCAGATTACGTTGAAACGGTAAATCAATTAGGTCAGGCGTTTTATGCTAAAGCCGAACCGATGAAATTCAATAAAGGGTTTGAATTGGAAGGTCAAGGAAATCAAATTGCGTTAAACGCAATCCCGCACGCCGTCATAAAAATCAATTAGACACCAACTAGCCGTAGCACTTAAAATGTGCTGCGGCTTTTTATTGCTTATTATTTTGGAGATGTAATGGCGTTAGAACATATTAGTATTCCGATATTTTTACTCGGTGGGATTATTTTTATTACTTTTTGTTTTGTTGAGCTTCTTCTTTGGCATAATGAAAAAGAATGCGTGTGCGAGTGTGAATTTAAAACCACGCTCGAAAGCTACCATAAAAAAGTGTGTATTGACTGTGGAAAGGAGTTTAAAGATGAGGTATCAAATACTTGAGCGGTTAAAATCACATGGTGGCGGATTGGTTTTTTCTGATTTAGCGAAAAATTTTGTAGAAAACAATATCTTGATTTCAAATGAACTAAGAAGGCTAACTAATCAATGTCTTATCGAAAAAATAGAAAATGAATACTTTATTACCGATACAGGTGTTTTGGAATTAAACCAGCAAAAAGCACCTGCTGAATTGAAAATTACACCAAAAACAGTGGATGAAATTATGTCACAGCCGCCGAACAAAGAAATTATTGAAACCGAACCCGTTTCAATCAATGAGAAAACCTTGAATGAAATCAAGCATCATGTGAATGGCTCAACGCCCGATTACTACAAAGGTAAAACAATTCAGGTCTTCGATATTCTTGAAGAATTTTTAACTCCCGAAGCAAATCAAGGTTTTTATGTCGGTAACATCATTAAATACGTTGTGCGTTTTCGTGGCAAAAACGGAAAATACGACCTTTTAAAAGCCCGTGATTACTTAGACAAGTTAATCGAAAGTTTATAAAGGAAATCCCTCGAAAGAGGACTTTTATTGCTATTTAAACAGTGACATTAGCCTGATAATCGGAATTAAAAATGCACACCCAATAACCGCAATAATTCCCGTCGCAATACGATTATCCGCTTCATCCGTATCATCGTCATCAAGATAAGTGTGCAAGCAATGGTCGTTTTCAATAGGTTCAAACGTGTAATCAATTAAGTTTTCAATCCTTTTCCAACGCTTATCGTGCGTCGCCATGTAGCCAACATGACCAGAAATAGTCACGTCTACACAGCCACCAGCTATTGTATTAAATAGCTGGTCAAGACTCACCAAGATATTATAAAGTCGCTGCGACATGATAAAACTCATCCATATCAGCAGGCGATAGGTTCAAGGCATTTGCTAATTGAGTAACAAGTGGATTATCTCGCTGAATTTCAGTGGCATATTCCCATTCAATCTGCGCGGCACGCGGCATCTGTGAAATCATTGCGTCCACAGAATC